GGCCACCGTCGCAGACGCGGCGAGTGTCGTGACAACCGTGTAAATGGACATTGCGGCGTTGATCGCGAGGATGGCGACCGCGAGTGTCAGGAACACGACGGCGAGGATCTGCACTGAGGTCGTGTGTTTCTCTGCCCACGCTCCGGCTTTCTGCAGCCACCCGGCGAGCATTGAGATCGCCGGGAGCAGCGCCTTGCCAAGACTCGCCGAAGTGTTCTCGATCTGCGCTTGCATGCGCTGCTGCGAGCCTGCGGCGCTTTCTGACTCGCGCTGAAACTGCCCCTGCGCGGACGCGGCCTGCTCGGTGACGAGCGCCAGTGCCGCCGTGGACTCGGCGGCTTTGCGCGCCTTGCCCGTGAGTTTGCCCTGCCCTTGGGCGGCGAGCCGGGCTTGGATATCGGACTGCTTCAGCGAGACACCGAAGGCTTCGATCGGGTCGGTCTCGCCCTTGAGCACACTGGACAGCGCCGAAACCGCGTCAGCCGTGGACCCTCCGTAGGTCGCGGCGAGGTCGGCGCCAAGAGTGATCAGGTTGTCAGTCTTGGCCGCGACTTTGTCCAGTGGCATGCCCGCGTTTTTGAGTTGCGTGCCGATCATCGCCGACAGGTTGCCGTATGCCGCAGCGGACAACCCGACCGCGTCGGAGGCTTCCTTGCTCTTGGCGATCACGGTGTCGGCGTACTTGCCGTACACCGATTCGACGGCGCCGAACGCCTGCTGCTGCTCCGAAGCCGCGTCGCTGGTGCTCTTGGCTAGCAGCGCCATCCCGCCGACAACAGCCAGGGACGCCGCCCCGGCGACCTTCCCGAACTTCTTAGCCTTGGACGCCGTCTCGTCGAGTCCCTTGTGCGCGCCCTTGGCGTCGGTAACGATCTTGACGAGCAGCGTTGCCGTCGTCATCGCCGCTGCCATCGCGCTACCTTCCTCGCTCTAACCGTTCGTTCTGATCAGCGACCATCGCGACCGCTGTCGCAATCGTCGCGTCGTCCTCGTCCCACCAATCACTAGGTGCCGTCTGCGTTGAGAGCGCGAGCCACACGATCAGGTGAGCCCGGCTCCCGGGTGGGAAGGGTCGACGGCATCGGGTGACCCGTCGCTGTCGTCGGTGAGGTTCGTGATCTCCTGTGTCGACTCCGAGAACGTCTCCCACGTCACCGAGTCGGCGATGCCGGACGTACGGCGCAGCGCCGCCCACGCGATGAACGTCAGCCACAGCATCGGCGCGTCCGTTGCCGGTGGCCACTTCTGCCGGGCCCGCGTCATATCGAACCGGACAAGATCAGCGTTCGTGCACTGCACGGTGAGCTCGGAGTCATCACCGAGGACGACGCGCAGATGCGGGCTCGTGAGCTGAACGTCAGCCATGGGTCAGGCGCCTTTCACTTGGGACATCACCCGTCGGGTTTCGTCGGCGTACAGATCAGTGACGGCCGGTGCGGTTGCCTTCAGTGCCCCGGCCATGAACGGGCGGGCCGGGATGGACCGGGACGGGACGCCGAACTCGACGTAGGCCGCATACGGTGCGGCTGCCACGACGGCGCCGTTGCCCTCGCGTGGCTCGGCGCGGACCGACGCGGCCAGCGCGCCGCTGCGGCGGGGCGCGCGTGTGCGTGCAGTGGACGCGACGAGCGCCGACGCGGCGGCATCCTGGCGGCCGAGCTTGGCGAGGTTGGCGGCCGCGCGGTGCAGGGTCGCCGACAACCGTGCGGCGCCTTGGACCTCACCAGATCCGGGCATCGCTTACGCGCCGACCGGTTCGGCGGCGCGCTCTTCGCCGACATTGCGGGCGATAACCCACGTCAGGTCCGGTTCGCCGACACAATCCCATTCGAAGTCGCTCGCCAGGGTCGACCCGTAGTCGTCGGTCGACCCGACGTCGATCGGGTCGACGATGAGCCGTCCGGTCACGGTGGCGCCCGCGTCGGTGTTCGGCGTGTAGACGAACGGCATTTCCACGCCTTTGTTCGCCCACGTGAACGCGACGAGCCCGGCTTCGTCGGATAGGTCCTGCAGGAAATTGCCGGACAGCGTGGACGTGTACGTGACGCCACCGGCCACAACGTCGCCGCAGAGAACCGTCACATCATCGGCTTTGTCTTTGTCCCATCCCACGACTGCGCCCGTGAGCTGGCACGACGCGTCCTGCAGCGTGCCGGACTCACCGATCGTGAGAGTCCCCGGTCCTAGCTTCGTGCTCTTGACTGCCATGGTGCTGCCGCCCTTTCTACGTGTTGAGCGTGAAACGCAACGCGGGCACGGCCTGCGATGCGTCGCCAATGGGGAGCCGGACCGGCTCGGCGACGGCGATGCCGCCGACCTTGAGCAGTGCGTCCCGCACCGGCCACAGCAGCCGGTCGGCGTCATCCGACCAGGCGTCCGCGTCGCCCGCCGTCAACGTGACGAGCACGTGCCAGCTTTCGTCGGCGACGCACGCCGTGCGGAACGTCGCCGAAACCCACACCGGCCACGCCGTGTAGGCCGAGACGTGGTCGGGCACGTGCGGGTATGCCGTGATCACGGCGGGCCCGGGCCGGTCGGGTGCCAGCTCGACGGTGAGCCCGTCGAGCGCGGCGACAACATCGTCCCGGGTACTCACCCGAACACGACCATCCTGTACGGGCCTTCGAGGCGTTCGACTTCGGAGTCGAACGTGGACAGGCTGCTCGGCCCGAACTCGCCGCCGTCGGCGACGACACCGAGGGGGGCTTGCCGGGCGTTGAGTTCGCGCCCGCAGCGCCGGTACAGCGCTTGTGCGAGCGCTTCGGGATAGTCATCGGCTGGCGGCACGACCGGGTCGGGAACCCGGCATGCCATGGCCTGCAACCGCAGTTCGCCGTCGATGACTTGCTGCAGTTGCGCGTCCGATACCGACGTCGCGGGCACTTGAACCCATGCCCGGACGTCGGCAACGGTCGGGATCTGCGCCACGGTAGGGGCGCCTTATCGTCCCGTGCGGCGGCTGGCCTGCTGTTCGCGTTGCGGCTGCTCAGCCGAGCCGCTGCGCGTGGTGGTCGCGCCTTGCTTGACCTCGCAGAACATGCTCGCGTCAGGGGTTCCGAACGCTGCGTAGCCGCCGAACGCCACTTCGACGCCGAGGATCGCGGGCTCGACGGCCGACAAGACGCCGATCCGCTCTTCGTAGAACTCGGTGCCCTGGCGGCGCCCAACGATGATCGTTCCCGCGGGGAAGCCGGGAACGATGATCTGCGGGATGGTCAGGAGATCGCCCCCGGTGAACGTGGTCACGGCACCGGCTGCCGGGATGTTGAACCCGGACTGCAGCCGTTGCGCCGCGACCATCCCGCCGAGGTGCGACCACATATCAACCGACGCCCAGATTGTGTCGGGCAGGCGCATTGCGGTCGCCCGCTGCGTGCCGTTCCCGGTCGCGGCGATCGCGGCGGCTTCGTAGAGCGCCGTCGTCCACGCGGACAGTTCGTCTGCCCCGGCGAGGGGCACGTCCACGGACTGCGTGACGGCTGTCGCGAATGCGTTGGCGGCCGCGTCGTCGGTCTCGGCGGCGTAGACGTTCGCGAGGTCGGCTAGCAGGATGTCCCACGCCGACGGCGAGGTCCAGTCGATGTCCTGCCGGGAGACGTTGACGACGCCACCGAACGTCTTTTTGTTCAGGTCGAGCGAGAGGATCTTGAGTGCCCGGGACACAAGCTCTGTCTTTTCGGTGGCTTGCTCGGCCACGTCGGTGTGCTGGCTGATGTATGGCCGGGAGAACGTCTTGCCGGGCGTGCCAGCCATGTTCCGCACACCGATCGAGTTCACGAACGGCCGGGACTCATCGAGCTGGCCGAGGACCTCACCGACGATTGGCTTCGGCAGCACACCGGGCGTGTCTGCGGTGGTCTGCGTCGCGACAACCCGCTGTTCGCCGTGCAGGGTCCGGCCGAGCGCGACCTCGACGCGGGCCCGGGCTGCCGGGTCCGGCTCGATCTGCATTCCCGGGTAGCCGCGCGCCCTGATCAGGTCGACGACGAACTCACCCGGCGTGCCGTAGGTGGGTGCGTCCGGCCGGGCGTGGCCGACGGGCCGCACACTGCCGCGCTGGTCGCTGTCGCCGCCCGTGGCGCGGCCCGCGTAGGCCAGGCGCATCGACTCATCGGAGACGCCGCGGAGCTCTTCGAACGCCTCTAGCGGTGTGCGCTGTTCGTCGATCGCCGCGATCCGCTCCCGCGCGGCCTGCAGGTTCGCGCGCTCAGCGTCGACCAGGTCGCGGGCTTCGGACTCGACACGCGACAACACGCCGTCGATGAAATCGACCTGAGCCGATCGCTCTTCCATGAGCCGGGTCAATACCGGGTTAGACATAGCTTGCACCTTCCACGCATGACGACGGATGTTGTCGCCGCGTGGTTCCGCTCACGTCGCGTGGTGGTGGCACGATCACTCCGGCCACGCGCGTTCGGGTCCGGCCCGGTTCGCTTCGATGGTTGCCCTGCACTAGTGCCGCCGTCAAGCCCCGGCGCACGGCGGGTCAGTACCCGATCCAGCTCGCGGCCAGATACGAATACCGGCCGTTCGCCGTCGACAGCGACACAGCAACCCCCGAATTCTGCACCGCACGTAAGACGATCTGCTCATTCAGCGGGCAGTAAACCGGGTCGGATGTGACGTGCGTGACCGTGATGGTGCCCGGCGCAGCCATCCGATAGTCATCGGCGAGGTAGAACGACGCCGAATTGATCAACAGGATGCGGTGTCCCGTCGCGTTCGACGCCCACACACACCGGCCGGTCACCCGGTAATAGCCCGCCCGCTTGATCACCAGCCGGTTATTCGCCGTATCGGCCATGGCCGCGTTGTCGTAGACCACCGAACCCAACGTGACAGCCGTCGTCACCGCGCTCGTGAGTGACTGATCAGCCGTCGCGGTGATCTTCGCGCGGGGCATCGTGGACACGTACGTGTCCACCGACTCGGCGAGGGCTTTGATCGCATCATCGCCGTTCGCTACCGGGTCGGAGCCGAGCGGGTATGGGAACCCGTGGCTCGTGTTCGCCATCGCCTACCGTGCCCTGAGCTGGTCGAGCACCGAACGCCAATGCTCGACGCCCGGCCGGTGCCGCCGTAACCGCTGGTGTTCGGTGACCTCGGCCGGAACACCGGAATGGGAGCGCACCAGCGCGACCGTGGCGCCCGCGTACGCGGGCGTCGGTGTCAGGGACGTTTCCAGCAGCCGGGCCTCTGTGCGCTCGACCCGGTCCACGGTGCCCGTGTCCGGGTTCCACTCGCCGTCGGCGACCAGGTCCCAGCTCGACCCGTTCGGCATCGGCTGGAACCCGATGCTCATCCCGGTCAGGAAGCCGTCGCGGGCTTGGCGGGCGGCGCGCTGCGCGAGCTCGGAGTCGTCAAGGCGCCAGATCCCGTCGAGCCCGTCGTCGGTGTCGTCCCAGCTCTCAGCGACGCCGACCGGCCAGGACCGGTCGTCGTGCCACAGCAGCAGCGGCAGCCCACGCGCGGCCTCACGGATGGATTTAGCGAACGCGCCCGCGCGGATGGTCTCGATGTACCAGCCGACGTTGGTGGGCACGCCGTAGGGCACGGCGCGACCGCGGAGCTCGGTCAGTGCGGCGTTCGCGTCGGTGTCCACGACGCGCAGCGTCGCCGGGTAGGTGCGTACCTCGGGGGCATTCAAGGTCACGGGTTCACTCATGGCACGCTCTCCGCTTCGGTTTCGGTGGCCGGTGCATCGGGTAGCCCTCCGGTGATGTCCGGGGCGCCAGCGCGGCGCACCAGGTCGCGGGCTTCCTCGTCGGTGACGACGGTGCCGACGCCTAGGTAGACCTTCTGAACGGTCT